CATTTAATGATGCTGCAAATATTGATGGTTCATTACAAAGTGTTACATATTTTTCTATAGATCATTTATATTATCGAAAAAAAGATCAACCCAGTAAAACTTTTGGTCCTACTGATTTAACACGTACAAAAAAACATTTATATGAATCTGCATCAGTATTCGTAATACCACAACTTAAAATTGGTGAAGGTATTAAGCCAGCATCATTTCAATTCACCGGGTCAGGATTAAATTTATCAGCTGATCGATACGGTAATATAGTTGATGATGGATTTGATTCGTCTTTAATTGTTTCAGATGTAAAATTTTATGAAGGATTCAATGAATATTTTGATATTTCAAGAATTAAATATGAAATAGAAACGGGTGTTACTTATCCTGCAGGAATTACTACTACAGATGGTGATACCGCGGCAGTTGGACGCCGTGCACATTTTGATGGAGCAGGACATATTCAAAGTGCGTTACCTGGTTATTATGATAGACAACATGATTATGCAATATCATTTTTCGTATCAGGTTCTAATACTGGCAGTAACAATCAAATTGTTATTGCAAAACAATCTGGTTCGGTTGATAGATACCCATTTAGTATACAATTAAGTGGTAGTAATGAAATAGAGTTTAAAGTATCTTCTAATTCTTCTCTTAATGCTACATTGTCAGCAACTAGCAGTGTAGACGAATGGACTCACGTAGTTTGTCAAAAATCAGGAAGTGAATTACAAATTTGGATGAACGCCGGATTACATGTTTCATCATCTCATGATTTCTTGTTATATGGCGTTAATACATTATATACAGCATCAGGACCAATCAATAATGATTATCCGGTAAACATTGGTGGTCTTAGCCCCAATACCTCAAATCTTACAGGTGATCTAGATGAAATAAGAATCTTTAATAAGTCACTAACCGAGTCGGAGATAAGTGCGTTATCGGACCGTACGGAGAACGGAACGTTTTTGCAAACAAATCATGTAGGAAATGTGTTTGATAAACACGGAACAATTGTCGTTTCGAGTCCACATTATAAATATGGTGATTTAACTGCGGCTCCATTTACATCGAGTTATCGAAGTACAGTAACAACAACAGAATATTCTACATTAGTAAGAATAAGTAAAGATGATTTTAATTTAACACTCAATCCATCAACTCTGCAAGATAATGGCGTTGATTATGACACATATGTTTCAAGCAGCGATTTTGCACCATACATAACAACAATTGGATTATATAATGAATCAGGACAACTTCTAGTTACGGGCAAATTAGCTTCGCCAGTACGTAAACGGGATGATGTTGATATGAATATTTTATTAAGATTTGATGCTGACGTATGATACGACTTAAAACAATATTAGAACAAGCTTCTCGAGAAGAACAAGTTGATTTTTTGTTAGACAAAATTAAAAACAAACGGTTTGAAAGAATTGGCGCTGGCGATAATGGCATTGTATATGCAATTCAAGGAACTGATTATGTGTTTAAAATTACGAGAGAGCGTGATGAATTTGAAGTTGCATCAGTAATCGTAGGACGAGAATCTGAATTTACATGTTTCGTTCCGGTAGTGTATGTAAATGATTCTGAGAAAATGTATATCATGCACAATGCAGATCCATTACCCTCACAATATAAAACTGCTATTGATAATTTTTATGCCCGATATACTAAATTTGCATTAGATATGCAAGGCGAGGTTAGTATATTTGATTATTTAGATGCAGAAGGTTCTCGAGAAACAGAAAAACCGTTAGTTGATTTCTTGAGACGATTACAACAACAAGTAGAACGAACAGGAATTGCAGAATTTGATTTAGATTTAGACTTTAAATCAGACAACGTAATGATGTATCAATCAAAAATGGTATTAATTGATTGGTAATATATTTATATGTATAGGATATCAGTATGAAATTGGTAAATTTATTAAACGAAGCAAGATATAAAACGGTATTAAAAAAATTACCGCCAAATCGTAAAAAACCTAAGGCTATTGTTGCTCTTCGTATCAAACGTGTTGAAAGAGGGGGCAGCGAGGCTGAAATAAATGTTACTACAAAAGAACTAATAGATATTTTTAGATCTACTGATTTCCCTGCTAGATACAGAACTTCTAACTATGTTTATCAAGTAGAAATAAAAAAATCGAAAAATAATAAACAAGTAGCAATTGTTAATATTTTTAAAACAAATAATTTACCAGATGATATCGATTTAAATGAGCCAGCTGACTTTGATTTAAACGGAGCTAAAGTTTATCTCATGACGCCTGACGCAATTAGGTTTAAATCAAAAGAAATAGAAACAGGAAAATCAGGCACGGGAGAAACAGAAACATCTAAAATTGGCGATGAAAAAAAGATTGATGGCAAGCTACACGTTTGGGATGGAAATAAATGGGTATTGAAAACAGGTACCGGTACTGGTCCTAAAATTGGCGATGAAAAAAAGATTGATGGCAAGCTACACGTTTGGGATGGAAATAAATGGGTATTGAAAACAGATATCTTCACTATCACAGGCAAGGCAAAAACAGGCACAGCTACATCAAAATATAAAGTAGTTTCAGGCGATACGTTGTCTAAAATTGCTAAAAAACATGGCATGACATCAGATGATATCATACAACTTAATCCGCAAATACAAGATCCAAACAAAATCTTTCCAGGACAATCAATTAATGTTTCAGGCGAACCTGTTATTAGTCCAAAGGTAGATGTTGAAAAAGAAAAAGAAGTAGATGAAGCAAAGCCTGTAATATTAAATCAAACATATTTGTATAAACAGTTAGAATCTAAATTTCCGGAAATGTTTAGGGGTGATCGGAAAGTAGCACAAAAAGTTTATAAACAATTGTTTGTTGGTGACTTGCCTCTTTACGCAGAAACATATGAAAAATCTTTTAAAAGGGCTTTAGATAATCCAGTTCGAAATGTAGACGAACGTGGATTATTAAACATGTTTAAATCATTATCTAGAAATCAATTAGCAACATTTTTTAAAAGATATAAAGATATAAATGGTACAGAATTATATGCAGATTTATATGATACAACATTTAATACATCTGAAATAAATGAATTTTTAAAAATTATTCAATCAAAATCGTTAAATATTAGTTCAAAATCTAAAAGTTTAGTGTTTAAGAACAAACAAGATAAATTACAATTTGTACGATAATAAAAACAAGTTATGGCAAAAAATCATTGGAACTCGAAATCAAAAACGAGACAAGAAGCATATAAATATGGTTATAAATCTGGATTAGAACATAAAGTTGCAGACGCACTTAAAGAAATTAATTATCCAGTTAATTACGAAACCGAAACACTTCATTATATAGTACCAGAATCAAAACACAAATATACTCCTGATTTTGTGTTTACTCGTAAAGATGGCGGCACTATGTACGTTGAAACGAAGGGACGTTGGACTACTGCAGATCGTAAAAAAATGAAATATGTTTTACAATGCAACCCTGACATTGATATTCGCATAGTATTTCAAAATCCAAATCAAAAAATATCAAAAGGTAGTAAAACATCATATGAAGCGTATGCTCTGAAGATGGGTATAAAACACGTTGCAAAGAAAATGATACCTGCAGAATGGTTAGCAGAATGTTGCCAATTGGATGAAATTCCAACCGAGCCGAAAACTTTTTTTAAATTTTGATTGGAAGTGTGAAAAAAATTCATTATTTTCTAATGTAAGTAATGGCATTTAATTAATTGAATGAATGAAATGTTTAATGTAATGAATTCGTTAGACCAGGAATGAAATGAATGGGATGACATAAATTAATAATTATTATATTAATAAACCAGATCTTTTGAATCGTTCCGTGTTTTCATTATATTATATTAATGAAGAATCTAAAATTATTACAATTACTTGAAACAGTACTAGGTAAAGGTAAGCCAACATCGCGAGGCAATATTTCATTCTTCTCTCCTTTTATCTCACATCATAAACCAAAATTAGAAGTAAGATCAACACCAGATGAAAATGGTGATTATACATGGCATTGTTGGGTTTCTGATAAACGTGGTAAATCAATTTATACTTTATTTAAAGCACTAAATCAACCAAAAGAAAAGTTCGAGCAACTTGCAAGAATAATTCAAACAACAAGATATCGAGCTGAAAAACAAGAAGAACGAGATACTGTATTACAATTACCAGAAGAATATCATCCGTTATGGGTGTATAAAAAGTCATATGAATACAATGCAGCAATGCATTATCTTAAAGAACGAGGCGTTACAGTATTTGATATTATTAAATATAGGATTGGATATGCGGAAAAGGGGTCGTATAACGGAAGAATCATTATCCCAAGCTACGATGCTAGTGGTAATCTTAATTATTTTGTTTCTCGTATTTTCCGTGATAGAGAAACTATGAAACATAAAAATCCTGCAGTATCGAAAGATATTATTGGATTTGAAATGATGATTAACTGGAGAGAACCGATTGTACTTTGTGAAGGTTCCTTTGATGCAATTGCAATTAAAAGAAACGCAATACCGTTATTTGGGAAACAAATTCAACCAGAATTACAAAAGAAAATTATCGAAGAACATGTACAAGACATTTATATTTGTTTGGATGCTGATGCATTGAAAAATGCATTGGATATTGCCGAACGATTTATGAATGAAGGATTGAATGTTTATTTCGTAGAATTACAAGATAAAGATGCTTCTGAGTTAGGCTTTGAAGCAATTACAAAACGTATTTCAGAAACTATGCAGATGTCATTCGAAGATTTGATGATGATGCGAATGGGAATGTTATGGAAATAAAGAAGATTGATATTGGGATAGACATTATTGATAAAATATTTCATGTGTCGGATGTTCATATCAGAACATTGAAGCGACATCATGAATATCGACAAGTATTCGAGAACATGTTTCTAACAATTGCACAAGAAGCTACTGATAGATCAATATGTGTAGTTACAGGCGATATTGTTCATTCAAAACTCGATATGTCGCCAGAGTTGATCAACATGTTAACTGAATTCTTTAATGGATTCACATTACCTACAATTGTTATATTAGGTAATCACGACATGAATTTGAATAATACACATCGTGTTGATGCATTATCTCCCATACTCAATGTTATTCAAAATAAAAATATTCACTTCATAAAAGAAAATGGCGTATTTGAAGCAGGAAGTGTTTTGTTCAATCACATGGCCGTTGATGTTCCGCCCGCAAAGTACGTAAAAGGAACTGACATTGATACCGAACATTTTAAAATTGCATTACATCATGG